CTAGGTAATAGACCAATCCAATACAAATACACATCAACCAAAGAATACGTTGATGCATTTCCTTGCGCATACCGTCAGTGGAGAGCTGACAGTCATTGCAACCTGATTCATGGCTATAGTTTTAGCATGAAGTTTTACTTTGGCACGGACAGTCTAGACGCTCGTAATTGGGCAGCAGATTATGGTGGACTCAAGGAGTTAAAAAACGTACTCGAGGAACAATTTGATCACACGTTACTTGTTGCTGAGGACGATCCGGAGTTGGGTACGTACTTAGATTTACAAGCTAGAAAGTTGGCAAAGCTGACTGTCCTTCCTAAGTTGGGTTGTGAGGGTCTTGCAGATCAGTTGTACAAATATGTTAATGGGGTGTACATTCCTGATTACTGGGGTCCTGGTGAAGCAGAGCGTCTATGGTGTTACCGTGTCGAGGTTCGTGAGACACAAGCTAACATGGCTTACAGAGAAGGTCATCGCGAGTGGAATGAGGACCTCTTTGAGGACGCGAGATAACCAACATGGCATTCAAACAGTTTGGTTGGGTTCCTGATGGAACTTATGACCACCACAACTTTTTTGTTCGTTATGTAATTGTTGACGGTAACGCGAAAACAGTTATTTCAAAGATATGGGTTGACAAAGGTGGTCCAGATCATGTATCATTGGAATTGAAACAACCATGGGGATCGTTTCCTGATTTTCCACCAAAGCCAGAAAAGAAAGGTTAATATGGCAGTAGATTGTAATGAGCACGGTGAATACTTTTCAGACGTTGTTCGTAGACGCTTGAAAGAATCAAACAAACGCTTTTGGGCAAGTGATAACATCTCCGATGTACTACAGGAGAGAGAGCTACCGATGCTTGTTGAGGAACTTACGGATAAGTTTGAAGGCGTGCTCAAGTCCCTTGTCATTGACACAGATAACGATCCCAACTCACATGATACTGCGCGTCGTCTTGCGAAGATGTATGTTTACGAACTAATGGCAGGTCGGTACGAGCCGCGTCCATCTGCTACCGCATTTCCAAATGAGGGTCCAGATCGCTTTGAAGGAATGCTTGTTGTTCGTGCTGAGCTGGTGTCGATGTGTTCGCATCACCATCAGCCAGTGAAGGGAACAGCTATCATTGGTATTATTCCTACAGGTGAGGTGATTGGTCTTTCAAAGTATGCACGTATTGCACAGTGGTGTGCGCGCCGCGGTACGCTCCAAGAAGATCTTGCTAATCAGATTGCCAGGGAAATTATGAGAGCCACAGATACCGAGAATTGCGCTGTGTACGTCCAAGCTACTCATGGATGTATGGAGAACCGCGGTGTCATGGCTCATTCGAGTTTGACTCAGACGTGTGTGGTACATGGCTTGTTCCACAATGACTCCGTCAAGTCGGAATTTATGTCACACGTTAAGTTACAACTATTGAGCAAGTAATGGCTAAGGTATACTTTTGTAAGTTTACAGACAAGACGTCAAAGAAAGTATTCTACAAATTTGGACACAAAATATAGTGATGTGCTGAAACGTTTTGATACTCAGTTTGATGAGCGATACGGTCATTTTGACATTAAATGTGTTGCAAGCATTGCGGGAGATTTACATTGGTGTATTGAAATAGAAGAGCTATTGAAGGCGTTGTTTCCGAAGAACATTTGGCTTGAGGAGTTTTTTAACGATAAAAGAACGTGGGATGATTTTTCAGGCATTACAGAAATAGTTGAATTGGATGACACACAGTACACAAGAATTTGTAAGGCGTTTTATAGACTTAAGGCGTTACGATATGGACAATGATAATTTTAGTTTTATTTGGGTGACGTTTCAGAAAGAAGGCATCCACAAATATCCTGCGGCCGCTACAGACCCAAAACTGGCTACGGGTGATTGGTTAGATGTTAGCTTTCTTGGAACGCCGCACAGGCACATCTTTCATTTCCGAGTAGAGATGGAAGTGTTCCATGATGATCGCGATGTTGAATTCATTCAAGCAAAGCGTATAATGGAACGTTGGTATTCGGACGGTACATTGCAGCTCGATTATAAGTCATGTGAAATGATGGCAAAAGAGCTACACGTGAAGTGTGCAGCTCAATGGCCAGACCGTACGTACGTGATCGAAGTCTCCGAGGATGGGGAGAACGGTTGTCGCATTTATTTCCCGAAAGGTTGATCTTGATTAACTTCTGCCATATCTCTCCCACTGCCTATCTCGATAAGTATACTAGAAGCAACGGGGCGCACTTGCTCCTTGCTCATCTTGTTGAAGAAGACCCACATTACCGTGACTACTATGCAGGTCTCAACGACGGCAAGTATAAGATTATGGATAACAGTGCCTTTGAGATGTTCAAGCTTGGCCGGCCAATGTACGAGTCGTCGAAGCTAATTGAAATGGGTAAAGCATGCAATGCAAATTGTATTGTGCTCTCCGATTATCCCAAGCAATCGTCACGAGTGACAGTAGAAGCCGCTAAGCGGTTGATCCCTGAGTTTAAGACAGAGGGATTCGATACTTTCTTCGTGCCACAAAGTGAGCTTGGGGACATGGTCGATCTTGTCAATGCTATTGAGTGGGCTCTCAACAACGATAACATTGACTTGATCGGTATGTCGATCTTAGCTGCACCTATTGCTTGTGGCGTGGACGAGACGACGTTTGAGGGTGGTAAACGTAGTGACGCTTATAAAATGCAACGCTATCTCTCGCGTCTATCTGTCTTTAGAGAACTTGAGCGCAGAAAGCTGCTGACAGACAAAGCAAAGAAACGTTTCCACTGTCTTGGCATGGTTGACGGGCCAAAAGAGATTAACCTTCTACGGGAGTATAGTGACTTCATTTTCTCCTGGGATTCTAGTGCTGCTGTTTGGGCTGGTATCAACGGTATTGCGTTTGATGCTTCGCCTACTGGTCTTCAGAATGGTAAGTTTGAGAAAGAAGTAGACTTTGATTATCAAGGCGAGCATAATGCACGACTCGTGCTTGATAATATTCATTACATTGACTGCATGGCGACAGGATCATGGCGTTGAAAGTGATTGCTCTCACCGGACCAAAGGGATCCGGTAAGGATACGGTTGGCGCTCTTATAAAAGAGATGTATAAGATGTATGACCCGGAAACGATTGCATTTGCTGATCCGGTCAAGCAAGCGGTAAGACACATCTTTAACTTAGGTGACGAGAGTGCTTATAGCTACGATCGTTTGAAGCGCGCAACATTGAAGTTGAAAGATGAAGAGTGCTTCTATACCATAGAGGGCCGCCGACTGGTTCGTGAGATTGGTATGTTAATGCGGTCTTATGATGAGAAACAATTTACACAATACGTGTTTGATACGATCAGCAAACACCCCGACCGCTTGTGGATTATTACAGACATGCGGTTTGATAACGAGTACTCTTTTGTTAAGAGTCGACTGAATGCAAAGATGATTAAGATTATTCGACCAAAGTATGACTATGACGGTCATATTACGGAGCGCGCTTTTGACGATCATCTCGTTGACAAAGTCCTCATGAATGATGGAGACTTACAATATTTAAAATACAGAACAGCGAGTGTTATGAGTAGTATTATGGAGAGTTGGCAATGAAGCATATTATGGGTCCGCAGAGTCGATCGACTCTGACAAACGTCAAAGAGGGTGACGTCCAACCAAACGCAGTTGACTTACGATTGGGTAAGGTGTTTAAGATGTCACAGTCGACGTTTATTATCGATGAGCGTGATAAGAAGCACCGTGGCTCCTTTGAAGTTCAACCAGATACAGGAGGATATTATAACCTCCCAGAAGGGCACTATGAGGTGATTATGGAGAACATGATTACCGTAGGCGATAACGAAGCAGGATGGGTGATTACGCGTTCCACGTTGAACCGTAATGGAGTATTCTTAACATCAGGGCTTTATGATACGGGGTATGACGGGGTAATGGCTGGTGTTATGCATGTGACGGTTGGTCCAATGCGTATTCAGCGCGGTACTCGTATTGGACAGTACCTTTCTTTCAACGCTGAGGCACTCCACAAGTACGATGGCAGCTATGGCAAGGGCAAGGCTCATGATGAAAAGTATCAAGCTGAGGCATATGCACAGCAAGAGGCATTGAAAGAGCTTGGTGTACCCATTGACGAACAATTGCAAGTAGAGGCACCTGTGAAGCGTGGTCGTGGGCGTCCTGTCGGATCAACAAAGAAAAAGGATTGATAATGTTTGAAATTAAAGTGCCGATCACCGATCTGCAAAAGAAGAAACTGTTTGTTGCAACTCCTATGTACGGTGGGATGTGTGCAGGTATGTACACTCGTAGCATTGCTGATCTGGCAGCTATTTGTGCAAAGTATAATATTCAATTGCAACTGTACTACTTGTTCAATGAGTCGTTGATTACACGAGCTCGTAACTACTGCGTCGATGAGTTTTTGCGTTCAGATGCAACCCATATGATGTTTATTGACAGCGACATTGGATTCAATCCGAATGACGTCATTGCACTGATGGCATTGCAGTCTGATGACAGCCCATATGATGTTATCGGCGGTCCATATCCTAAGAAGTGCATTAGCTGGGAGAAGATTAAGATTGCTGTGGACAAGGGTGTCGCGGATGAAGATCCCAACGTCCTTGAGAAGTTTGTTGGCGACTATGTGTTCAACCCCAAAGGTGGACAGAAAGAGATTCCAATTGGCCAACCAGTAGAGGTGATGGAGATTGGTACTGGCTTCATGATGATTCGTCGTGCGACGTTTGAAAAATACAAGGAAGCGTATCCTCACCTTTCCTATAAGCCAGATCATATCCGCACAGCAGCGTTTGATGGTTCACGTGAAATCCATGCATACTTTGATTGTATTATCGATCCCGTAAGCAAGCGTTACCTGTCAGAAGATTATATGTTCTGCTATAACGTTGAGAAGATGGGTTCCAAGGTTTGGCTGTGCCCATGGATGAGTATGAACCATGTTGGTAGTTATGTGTTTGGTGGAAGTCTTGCAGACCTGGCATCGATTGGTGCACCTGCAACCGCTGACGCTAATCAGTTGGGAAAGAACAAGAAATGAAACTAGAGAATCGTACAATGCAAATTCTTAAAAACTTTGCATTGATTAACCCTTCAATGTTGTTTAGAGAAGGAACTGTTCAGTCAACAATTGCTGCGCAGAAAACGATCCTTGCAAGAACAACGCTCCGTGAGACGCTTCCTCGTGAGTTTGCCGTGTTTGACCTCTCACGCTTTTTGGGTGTGTTGTCTCTCTTTACTGAACCGGAGTTGGAGTTCGATGATACACGTGTGCTCGTTAAGCAGGGACGTCAAAAGGTCGAATACACATATGCAGATCCAGACCTGATTGTTGCTCCTCCGTCCAAGACACCAAAGGTAGATAATCCTGAAGTGTGTTTTAACCTTAGTGGCGAAGCTCTGCAGTCAACAATTCGTGCTCTTGGTGCCCTTCAATCGACACACATTATCGTTGAGGGTGACGGTGAAAATATATTGCTCGGTGTTGGGAAGCCTTCCGATCCGACAAGCGATACGTTCAAGATTGATGTTGGTTTGAGTAATCATTCATTTAAGTTTGCATTCAAAGCAGAGAACATTAAAATCCTACCAGGCGATTATGAGGTTCAGATATCCTCAAAAAACATTGCACACTTTAAGTGTAGTGATGTAGAATACTGGATTATGGCAGATGCCAATCATTCCTCTTTTAGCGAGTAAAGATGAGAGAAGACTTTCTGTGGGTGGAGAAATACCGCCCGCGCACCATTGCCGATACAATCCTACCAGAGACACTGAAACAAACGTTTCAGAAGTTTGTAGATGAGGGTTCTGTTCCTAATATGTTGCTTACTGGCCGTGCTGGTGTTGGCAAAACCACTGTTGCACGTGCTCTTTTGGATCAGCTCAATGCTGATTACATTATTATTAACAGTAGTATGCACGGTAATATTGATACTCTTCGTACCGATATTCTTAATTTTGCTTCTACCGTTAGTTTTTCTGGAGGCCGTAAGTATGTTATTCTAGATGAGGCAGACTACCTCAATGCGAACAGCACTCAGCCAGCCTTGCGCAATTTTATTGAGTCGTACAGTAAGAACTGTGGATTCATCCTCACATGCAACTTCAAAAACAAGTTGATTGAGCCATTGTGGTCACGGTGTAGTGTTGTTGATTTTGTCATTCCAAAAGAAGAAAAGCCAAAGCTTGCTGTTCAGTTTTACCGTCGCGTTGTTGATATTCTCTCACGCGAACAGGTTGAATTTGAACCAAAGGCAGTTGCTGGATTGATTGAGAAACACTTTCCCGACTGGCGCCGATGCCTCAACGAACTACAACGATATGCAGCAACGGGAAAGATTGATGTCGGGGTTCTTGCATCGTTGCAGGATGAATCGTTTAACCAGCTTGTTGGGTTTTTGAAGAACAAAGAATTTACAAATGTCCGTAAGTGGGTTGGTGAGAATTCAGATGTTGATGCCCCAACGTTCTTCCGTAAGTTCTATGATCACGCGCACACGTTGATGGATTCGCCGTCCGTTGCCCAGCTCGTCCTCATACTCTCTAAATACCAATATCAAGCTGCGTTTGTTGTTGACCATGAAATCAATCTTGCAGCCTGCCTAACAGAAATCATGGTTGAGTGTACATTTAACTGAGGTGGTAATGCTAGACGAAAATATCCCCGATCCAATTTGGCACAGAAACATTAGCTTTGTAAAAAGCGGGCTGCGCATTATCGCTGGCCTTTTCCTTTTACTCTCTCATAGCTTTGTTGGAGCAGGGATCTTTTTGATTGCTGCAGAAGTTCTTGGTATTGTTGAAGAACTTGTGTAATGTTTACACGTGAGAGTCTTGTATATGAGCAGTTGTTCTCATTACAAGAAGTTGATACGTTTTGTGACAAATACAAGGATGCATCATATGAACCAGCTGTCATACGAAACAGACAGAACGTAGATGTAGCAGATCACAGCAAACGAAAGTCTGATAGAATCTATCTACCGTTTCAAACGCAAGACTCATTCATATCAAAGCTGACATCGTTTGTAGTTCGAAGAAACGAAATACATTTTAAGTATCCTAATCTATATTACACAAACGATTGGGAACTTCTTAGATATGGTCCTGGTGATTTTTTTAAGAGACACCATGACAGAATAAGTGAGCAGCACGGACCATTTGTGTCTGCTGTCGTCTACCTACAAAATCAAGAAGAGTTTGAAGGCGGCCAAACACTTTTCTACAATGATCACAGTACATCAAGTACGTTTACAATTGATCAGAAGAAGGGATATGTTGTCCTCTACCCCTCAAACATATACCATGAAGTGACTCCATTAACGAAAGGAACGAGGCTGACACTAGTCAACTTCTTCTCGCATAACAAAAGATGAAAACAATAATTTTAGGTATATTTGATTGGATAAAGAATGATTGGCATTCTAATCGCGTTCGGTTTGCTCTTGAGTTGCTTGCTTGGGCTATTAGCATTGGCTGCAGTATCACAATGGCCCTCACCGTGCCAAGTCCCCCTCTTCTCACGTTGTATCCTATTTGGATTACTGGCTGTTCAATCTATGCTTGGGCTGCTTATACTCGAAAGTCATTTGGCATGTTGGCTAACTACCTCTTGCTCACTACAATAGATTCTATTGGGTTAATTAGGATGCTGACCTGATGTGGAGACTTTGGGCAAAGGCGATTGGGGAAAAGGCTTCGGAAAATCAGCAAGAGGCAGATATGGTTGCGATCATTCGTACCATCTTAGTTGTTAGTTATTTTGTTACAAACTGCTTCATTGTAGCAGGCGTCATAAGGCATTGGTAATGAACCCGTTTGATTTTGTTAATAGTATCAACTACACAAAAAAGGATCTACTGAGAGATCCTGAAGTTTCGGAAACATCATACGTTCCATACGTGATAAACAAGTCGCTTTCTTATTTTCCAGAAACAATTCTGTATGCAAATGAGATGAACCGCGTGCAGGCTGATAATAAACTCCAATATCACTATCTTC